AAAGAAAAAAGAAAAAAAACTAGTTTACAAAAATCATCAGGAAGAACAAAAAAAAAAAAAACTAAAAATCTACAAGTTAAAAAATTAGATTCTAAAAAAAAATCTCAACCAAGAAAAAAATCACAAAAAAGAAAATCACAACCAAAAAGAAAATCTCAACAAAAAAAAAAATCACAAAAAAGAAAATCACAAAATAAAGGTGGAATTAAAAAAGTTACTAGAGTTAATAAAAAAGATAATGAAAATGAGACCAATGAAGATATTAATAAAAAAAATAATAATGAAGACTGTATAATATGTTAATATGGTTTTATGTTATATTTTAATGTTAAATAATCATCATTTAAATTAATTAATAAAATTAATTTAATAAAAAATTTATTTTTAAAACCAAAATCATTTTCATTTGTTAAATTTATAATTCTTAAAGTTTTTAAAATTTTAATATTAATTGTATCATTATATGTTGTAACATTAATTTTATATTTTTTTTTATTATTATTATGTTCAATTTCAGAACAAATAAAATTTTTATATTTTTCAAATAACATATTTTGTAATAAAATATATGGTTCTGACAATCCTGTTTGAGAACATATTGAAATAATTTCCTCTAATTTACTTTTATTTACTTTTTTTTTAAAAAAATTTATAAAATAATCATAGTCCTTAATTTTATATCCATTTATATATATTTTGTCTGTTCTATGAAAATCTTTTTTAAATTGTTCATAAATATCATTATTATCTGAATATGAATTAATAATTTTATTAATATAAGATTTATAATCTAAAATTAAATTATTATTTTCATCAAGTGAAATATTATTAAAATTAGATATAAAAATATAATCATTATTAGTAGGTTTTAATTTATTAATTATATAAAAATTCATTTGCGAATTATTTATTATAATAATATATAATAATTAATTATAAATGTTGTTAATATTAATACAATTAATAAATAATAATAAATTAAATTATATTGATAACATAATTAATTTTTTTAAAAATATATTTAATGATAAAGTTTCATTTATAGTAATAAATAATTTAATTGATTGTAAATATACTAATGAAAATTGTTTAATTCATAATAATGTTTCTTATAAACAAATTAATTATTTAGTTAATAAGAATGAATATAATTATGTTTTATATACAAATAATAATATTATATTTAGACTATCATTAATACAATTTATTTATAATATTTGTAATGAAAATGAAACAAATTATTATTTAGCACCTAATATTATTTGTAATGATAATACAAATTTAAATATTATTTTTAATGATAACAAAGAATTTTTAGAATATACTAAAATAATAAATAAAGAAGAATTTTTAGATGAATATGATAATAAATTATTTATAAAACAATATAATAATGTTGATGAAATTACATTTAATAATAATTTTTTATTAATACATAAAGAATTAATTAATAAATATGGATTTTTATCACAAGATTATTACCTTAATGATAAATCAATAGTAGAAAATTATTTTAATAATTTAAATTATATTAATTTATTACCATTATACTTTACAACATTTACAATAGAACAAAAAAAAAATTATTTTGAAAATGAAAAAATACGTCAAATATTTAAAGGTGAAAAAGTTATAAATGAAGCTGATAAAGAACGTAAAGATAAATTAATTAAATTACAGATGACTAAAATAAAAAATTTAAATGAAAATATAAATGAATTAAATTCAACCATAACTGATTTAAATGATAAAATAGAAGAATTAAACAAAAAAAATTATAATTTATCTAATAAATTAGAAGATTTACAAGATAATGATTTAAACTTACAAAATACTAAATATAAACAATTTATATCAAAAATAAAAGAATCTTTATTAGAATTTGAAAATTAATGTAATTCATCATTATTAAACATAATATATTCTATTTTTTTAGATTTCATATTATATTCTGGTAACAATAAATAAGTATTACCTATTTTTCTTCTATTACTTTTATCTATTGTAACATTATTAATCTGTGATGATTCTACTATATTAAATGTCCATATTCTATTACCATAACACACACTATCTAATTCTTCTAATAATTTATCTAAATTAGTAATATTTTTTGAATTATCAAATTTATATTTAATTTTATTTTCATTATTAATATAAAAATTTATATATTCATAAGATGTATCTATCATATTATAATCAGTATCATTTTCATTATAGATAATATTTTCCATATGATTTTTCCATTCATCATAATTTTTAATATTATTTATTGATTCAGTTAATTTTAACAAATTTTCTAAATTTTTATTTAAATTAACAATATTATTACATTCTTCTATATTTTTAATAATAGTATTTATTTTAAAAATATCTTTTTTTTTATCTTGTGCAGTATTTACATTATATTTTGTTTCAAAACGTATAGGATAAAATATATTTTTTTTTACATCTGTATTTGTTGATGATTGAATTTTACTATAACTTAAAAATTTTAATTCTTCATCTTTATTACTTTTATATTCTTTATTAATTTCAACTAATTGTTTTAGTGCATTGATTTTAGATTCTTTAATAATATCCAATAATATTTGTTCTTTATCACTATAATTCCATAAAATTTTATATAATCTACTTATTAATATAAAATCATCAAAATCTTGTTTTATTTCACTATTTTCTATATGTTTATACAACATTTCATATTTATTTTCTTCATAATCAGATTGTGGTTCATTTTGTATTAATTCTAATAAATTTAACATATCATTTTCTGTTTTACAAATATTAAAAATATTATCACATGTATAATTAAATTTAAATAAACTTGATTGATAACAAGCATTACTATATAATTTCCATTTATTTATTCCAGTTTCTTCTTTTTTATAATATAAATATATATTTAATATACAATCTTTTGATATATTATCTTTTTTATTTAATATACAAGGAATTTTTTTATCTAAACCATCAGGATTATTTCCTTTTGAATCTGTACTTTTAATACTTGGAAAATCAAATAATATAAATCCAATAGAATCTTTTTCTTTTTTTGGAGCCATTAAAATTAATTCTTTAAATTTATTTAATAATATTATATCATTTAATGTAAAATCTATATCTATATTATCTGTATTCCAAATAATATCTTTTTTTAATTTTAATAAATTTAGATAACCATATTCACTTATTTTTTTATTTAGAATATTTAAAATAAATGATTTTGTATCAGTAAATTGAGATTGTTTATCATAATTATGTTTTAATTTTTGAACTAAATATTTTAAAACTATAATGTATAAATTTATATGTTTAAAATTATTATTATTAAATGAATTTATAATTATGTCTTTAATAGAAGAGTTTCCATTAAAAATATGTGCTAAATTTGGAATATAGTTAGATGTAATAATAAGTTCTTTTATTTTATTTTTAATTTGTATGTCTAATTTTGTTGAATTAATTGTTACATTACTAAAATTATAATCAATAAAATATAATTTACTATAAAAAATATATTGGAATAATTCATGTTTCATAAATTCACGAATTAATTTATTATTTATAAAATATTCTTGATAATCATCGAATCGTGATATATCAAAATTAAATAAATTATTATTTTCTATTAAATTAATATAATAATCTTTTATTTTTTTTTCATTTAAATCTATTAAATTAGTTTCTGACCATATAGTTGAATCATATTTAATATTTTTTTTAAAGAAATCAGTACTAAATTCAAATATATTTAACATATTTATCAATGTAAAATATGTAATTTGTTTTTTTAATGATTGATTATCATTTTGAATATTATTAATAGCATGATTAAATAAACTATAATTATTTATAATTTTAATTTGACTTCTATTAGGTAAAATTGTAATTACTTTATCTAAATTTTCATCAACAATTTCAATAGAACTAAAAATATAATAATTATTTTTTTTTATTATATATCCTTTTCTGTTAAATTTATCATAAACAAATTCTTTATTATTTATTATTAAATTTAATAAATTAAATATTTCTTCTTCTTTAAATTTTATATTATAATCATTTAAGTGATTAAATAAATCTTCAATTTTAAAGAAAATAATATCTTTTTCTATAAAAATATTTTTAATGTAAAATAATAAAAATCTATAATTATTACTATATCCTATATAATTAAAGGTATTAAAATTAAAATTATCTTCATTATTTGATTCTTCTGAATTACATTCTATATTATCTGTTATATTTAATGATATATTATCAATTTCATTATTAAAACTATCTTTAATTTTAAATTTTATATCTTTTAAATTATTTAAATTATTATTATATTTATTTATATCACAATCAATAGCATTATCTTTCATAAGATTTATTATAATTTTATTATTATTATATTTACTAGTTAATTTATCGATAGCATTAATATTTGCATTTTTATTAGAAATAAGTTTATTAGTTTCTATTTTATCATCTTCATATAATGATACATGATTAAATATTGATACATTTCTTTCTTCAAATGGTAAATCTATATGTGAACAATTACGAAATGCTCTTCCAATAATTTGTTCTAATTTTGATAAATTCCACCATAAATCAAATAAATGAATTTGTCTTATATGAAATAAACTTATTCCTTCTTTTAATACATCAGTACCAATTATAAATTTAATATTTTTTCCATATTTATTATCTTTACTATTAAAAATATCAATTAAATATTGCATATTTGTATTGTTATCACTTGAAAATTGTATAAATCTTTTATAATCATCTTTAATATCAATTTTATTTTCATTATATTCTATATAACCAAGTTTTTCTAAACAATATGATATAGGATAAATACCATATTCTTTATATTGAGAATAAATAAAAATTTTACCTGTTGTTTGTTTTATAATTTTTAATATAGAATTCATTTTACAAGAATATTGTTCTATGTTTTCTTCACTTAAAAAATCTATTTTTTCAATAACTTGTTTTTCATATTCTTTTTTATATTTATTATAAGTATCTTTTTTACCACTTATTTCAAAAGCAAAATTTAAAAATTTTTCTTGTATTTTTATATTTGATTGATTATCTTTTACTAAATTAGATTGATAATCATTACATCTACTTATAAATATACCTTCATTCCATTCTTTATCTACACTATTATTGTAATTAAATAATAATTTATTAGATATTGAATTGAAATTATAATTATCTAAATTATTTATATCTTGATTTGGATATAATGCTAAAGGAAATGTAAAAGGATTATCTCCTTTAAAAAATGATACATAAGATTTTGTTTTATTTTTAAATATATCACCATTATTTAATTCTTCTTCTTTTAATAATTTATCATCAATATTATTATAATTGTCATTTAATATAAATAAATTAAATAAATCTATAACTTCTTGATATGAATTAAAAATTGGAGTTGCTGATAATAATACTAATTTTATTAATCCATTATTACCTTCTAAATATTTATCATTAGATTCAATAATTTTAGTTTTTAATTCAAAAAATTTATCATAATTATTTGTTACGTTTTGATTTACTTTATTTAGAGTTTCATTATTTTTTGATAAATATAATTGTAATAATTTTTTTAATTTTTTTCCACTATCTTTATCATTATTTACTACATCATCATCTTTTTCTTTTAAATCATCATTTGATGATTTGTAATTTTCATCTCTTAAATTATGAACTTCATCAATAATTATTATTGAATTTAATAGTTTTTTAATATTTATTTCTATTTGTGTATAATCTTTTTGTTTAATTTTATTATCAATATTGAATTTATTTATAAATTCTGTTTGTGTACATAATTCATAATGAGTATTTTGTTTTATAAATAATTTTAATGTTTTTATTGATTTTGGATCTTTTTGTTCTGTTTTTATAAAATTATTATATAATTCACTATATTTATTACCTGTACATTGCAATGAACTATTATCATTACTAATTTTATCAGGATCAAAAATTGATTTAGCAAATTGATTTATAATATTAGGTGGAACTATTATATATACTTTTTTATTCATTTTATTACAATATTCTTCAAATTTACTTCCTATTATTATTGATGAACAAGTTTTACCTACACCAACACCATGATATACTAACAAATTATTATATGGAGTATTAGGAGATATATATGTACTTACTAATTTAGTTATACTACGATGATTAAAATATTTAGTAGAACATTGTTGTTCAGATATTGAACTAAATTCTTGTTGTGTTGATATTTTAATATCATCGTTTTTATATTGATTAAATTCATAATTGTCATTAATTTTCGAATTAAAATTTTCATCATTTAAAAGGGGATAATAAATATTAGTTTGTTCCATTATATTAATATTATAATATTTAAATTTAAAAACTTTAATATTTACAATATTAAATATGAAAAGTTTTGATGATTATGATTCTTCTATTAAAGAATTAAATAAAAATAATAAAAATAATTATTTATTTAAAAATAATATAAAGCAAAAAAAATATATAATATCTAATTTTAAAGATATATTACAATTTTTTTATAGAAATAATAAACCAAATATTTTACAATATATTAATTATGATAATAAAATTAAATTATTTTTTTATATAAAAATAAACAATAAATCAGAATTCGAATGTATTTTAAATTATAATTTAAAATTACTAAATATTAATTATAAAGATATAATTATTACTCAAGAATCAGAACACTTATATTTAATTATTCACACAAAAATTTATTTTAATAATTTAAATTCATTAACTAATTATTTATTTCAATATAAATTATTATTTATTTTATTACCTAATGACTCTTTTGTATCTTCTATATTAAATATATATAATATTGAATATCCATATTCTGATTTAAAACATTCTATTATTAACTATATAGATAATTGTAATCATATTAATTTAAATAACGTTAAAATTATTAATAAACAATATGTAGAAAATATTAAAACATTTTTTGATAATTACGAATGTTTATTTATTAAATCAAAAATGGGTTCAGGAAAAACAACTGCTTCTATAAATTATATTAAAAATGTTGATTCTTTTTTAATTATTTCTTCAAGAAGGTCATTAACTTATACAATTTATAATAAATTTAAAGAACAAAATATTGATATAACAAATTACATTGATTCTACTAATAATTCTATTCAATTGACTAAAAAATTAATTATTTCTCCAGATAGTTTACACAAAATAGGTTTTCCTTTATCACAATTTGATTTTATTTGGATTGATGAATGTGTTAGTTTATTTAATTATATCAATAATACTCCTTATTTAAACACAAATAATATTATTATTATATTACAATATTTATTACAAAAGTCAAAAAATATTTTATTTACTGATGCTGATTTAAATAATAATATTATATCATTTTACAATTTATTATGTAAGAAAAAATATTACTATATACAATATAATTATAAAAATAATATTAATACTAAATATATATTATATGATAATGAAGAAAAAACACTATTAATGTCAATTAAAGATAATTTACAATTAAATAAAAATATTTATATTTGTTGTGATACATTAGAAAAAACCAAATTTATTTACAATTATATAATTGATTTAAATATTATTAATGAATCAGATTTATTATTATTAAATTCTGAAACTAATTCATCTATTATAAAAAAAAATGTAAATGATTTTTGGATACAATTTAAAGTTATTATTGTTAGTCCTTCAATTGTTTATGGTGTAGATTTTAATTTAGAACATATTCATATTGTTTATTCATTTATAAAAGGCATCACAATTACAGCACGTGAATCTATTCAGCAAATACATAGAATTAGAAATATTATTAATAATACTATTTATATAAATTTATATAAAAGCAAAAATTATAATTTAGAAACTAATATTGTTAATATTAAATATAAACTTGAAGTTAATGATATTAAAAATTTAAATATAAAAACTAAATTAGATAATTTACAATTTAGTATAACAGATGATGGATATAGAATATTAGATATTAATTATCCTTATAATTATAGTTTTATTATAAATTTATCTGAAAAAAATAAATCATTGAATAATTATAAATCAGAATTAATAAATATTATTAAAAATATTTGATAAAAATATTTATTTATCATTTATTTTAATACATTCGTGTGTTTTTTTATAATGAATATCTAAATCTTCTTGATAACAAAAAAATTGTTTTGAAGTATAAACACAATCAGGATGTAAGCACCAATAATAATTCATTTTTAATTTATTATTTTTTTTTTTTACATTATCCATATATTATTATTATTATAATCTTTTTAAAATTGATTTAATAATTAACTTAATTAAAATGGATAATATTATAAATAGATTATATGAATACGATGAAAAATTATTTATAAATAAAATTTATGAACCATTGATTAAAAAATTAAAAATAAAATTAAGAATAAAAATTCACTCATTAAAAACTTGTATATGGTGTCATGAAACATTTAATTATAATGTTTATGGTTTATGTAGTGATTGTAATAATTATTATAATATTATATAAAAATTTATCAATAATTTTTCTTTTTAAAAAACTGATTTTTTATTTTTATAAATAAAATGTCATCAAATAAATATAATTCATCATTTGCACAAGTGAAAAAAGATATTGAAGAAAAAGGATACCAACAAGTATTTAAAGAAATTAAATCTATTGAAATGCCATATCGTGATTTATATATAAAAGCATTTGGAACATCTTCAAGTTCATCAATTAAACCAGAATATAAAGATAAAGAATTTAGATTAGTTTATAATGATAAAGATTTAGTTCATAATGTGGGAAAATTAATAGGTGCTACTTTTAGTAATATGAGTATGGTAACTATATTTACATTTACATTTGAAAATAGTGATGGTAAAACTTATGTTAATACAGAATATGAACAACCAACTATTTTAATGATAGATGATGAATCTGATAAATCATAAAAATAAAAAAAAATAAAAAATATATTTTTTAAAAATCATATTTATTTGGTTGTGTTTTATAAGTAATAGCAAAAATTAAAGAATTTTCAGCATTATTATAATCATAGTTATTTCCATGATAATCAGTGAATTTAATATGTAATCTATCTAATTTTTGAATTGTTGGATTACATTCATAAACACAAGAATATTGTTTAATTCTTCCAAAGAATATATTTTTTGTTGATTTTCCAAGATGTAATTTAGCATAAGATTTTTCTACATTTGTATTTCTACCTTCATATCTTTCAATTAAATTAGGCATTTGTAATAAAATATAGTCATCACCACCTAATGAAGCAGCACAATCAGAAATATTTGTAGTAATTTTATTAAAAGATACTTCTGGTACATTTAAACCTGATAACCAAGTTAATCTTACTCTATCAGATTTATTATCAATAACACCTAAAAAACTTTCAACAACTCCTGTCATATAATCACCAACATTACTATCATTACTATCAATATTACTATAATATACTTTTAAAACAGAACCAATTGTAATTGGAAAATTACGATTTGCAAAATTAATATCTGATTTTGATATATCTAAAATAAAATATGATGGATTAGTATTACTATTTGGATCGTATTCACTATTATTTATATCATATGATTTAACTGTAAAAACTGTATCAAAAGTTACCATATTTATAGGATCAGTTGTATAATAATTTTTACTAAAACCTAAGATTTCACCCATTGAACCTGTTTTATATGATGTATCACTATTATTTTGATCATAATTACTATTAACTACTTCAAGTTGACCACCATTTAACGTAGTATTTCTAAAATCAAGATAAAGTTGTAAAGGTGATGGTGTAGATTGCGAACCATCTTCATAATTTAAAACAATACTAAATTTATTAATATGTTCATCATAATAAACTGATACATCATGTTTATTAGCACGAAATGCTTCTGTTATTCTTGAAGCTAAATTTGTTTCATCCCAATCACCTACTTCAACTATTGCTGTATGCATTTGTGTAGTATAAGCACTAATGTCATCTACACCAATATAATAATGTATTTTGTTATTATTATTATTAATTAAATAAGCAGTTGCAGGAATATGTGCTTGAATCAATTCAATTTCAGTTACATCTTTAATAGGTTCATTTAAATCTATCCTATATTCATTACTATTTGGATATACTTTATAATTTCTATCACGACTATCAATTAAGACATATTTAACTTTAGTATCTTTTACTTTATTATTTATTTTTTCAGGAGGCTTTATTAAAGCATTATCATATGAGAATTGTTCTGAAAAACATTTATCGTTTATTTCCATTATAATACTATATTATTTATTTTTTTTTTGTTTTTATAACATATAATAAATCTATTAAATAATTAGAAATATTTTCTAAACTATCTTTATCATTAATTTCTAAAATATATTTATCTACATTATCTAGACTTTCCATTACAACAGATAATTTTTTATTATCAATTTGTTTTTTTTCATTTTTATTTTCAAATAACATATTATCATTTTTTTTGTAATTATTAAAATTATTATAACTTTCAGTTTCTTCATTATATTTTTTTTTACATACTTTTTTTCTATTCATTAATAAATCTAAACCAGTATTATCCATATAATATAATTTAATAATATATTATTAAATATTTAACTTATTTTACAACTTTCATTATTACTTTTATATTTATATATTATATGTCTTTTTAAAGATTTTTCAATTGTTTCTCTATTGTAAGAAAATAATTCTTTATCCATAAAATTTTTAATTATATCTATTTCAATATTACTTATTTTTTCAATAAATATTTGTTTAAAAATTCTTCTATTAATTTTTTCTTCATTTTCTTCTTCATAACTAATACTTTCTTCTTCATCATCTTCTTTTTCATCAATAATAGTTTCATTATGTTCTTCTTCATTAAATTCTTCTTCATTATTATCTTCTTCATTATTATTTTCTTCATTATTATCTTCTTCATTATTTTCTTCTTCATTATGTTCTTCTTCATCGTATTCTTCTTCATCTTCTTCATTATTTACAATAATTTTTTCATCATTTTCTTCTTCTTCATTTTGATAAAATTTATTAATATTTTGTTTGATTAAATTATTAATTAAAATACTGTAATTAACAATTTTATTTTTAATTTTTAAAAAAATTTCATGAATTACAGTTATTAAATCTTTATTATATAAATATTCTTCTTGTAATAAAGAATTATAATAATATTCGTAATAATAATCTTTTGGTTCTAAACAATCAATTTCATTAAGTAAATATTCAATTAAATCTTTTTTTTTAATTTCTCTCATTATATATTATAAGATATATATATATTTTTAAATTCATTTATGCTTTATTTTTAATTTTATTAATATCATTATTTAATTCTTTTTTCATTTTATTTAATTCTGTTTTTAAAGAAGTTGATAATATTATATCATTTCTAATTTTTGTTTTATTTAAAACATTCATTAATTCTTTAATTCTTTCTTGATTATATTTAATTTTATTTAATTTAACTGGGTCGAATTTTCTTTTTAATTCACCAAAATCATATATTTTATGAATAAAATTATGAACTTGATTTAAAGTTGAATTAAATACTGGTAAAATTGTTGTATTAGATATTGTTGTATCTACATGGTCTCCACCTTGAATATTTCTTTTATATAATAATAAATAATTAATAATTAATAAAAATATAATTAACAAAAATAATATACAATACATATATTATATAATGATAATTCTTTTTGATAATAATGAAAATATTAAAACACTTCAAATTAATAATTTTATTGAAACTGATTATAAAATTCTTAAAAAAAATTTAAAATATTTATTAAATAAAAAATTAAAAATTATTAATTTTGATTTATATAATGTAAATGATTATTCTTATTATTATATTATGAAAATAATATATTTTTTTACAAAGTATTCTGATAAATTTATAGAACAATTTGAAAAATTTAATATATATTTTAATGAAAATGATAAAAGTAATGTAGAATATTATAGTAGTTTGGCTAGTTGGACACCTCCTGATAATATATCTATAATTTATATTAATGAATTAATTAATTGGAAAAAATTAATAAAAGAACAAAGTAAACTATTATAAAATATATTCTATATTAATATTAATATGCCTATTGGACTAATACAATTAATATGTAAAGGTACAGAAGATAATTATTTAATTAACAATCCACAAATAAATTATTTTAAAAAAATATATAAAAAACATACTAACTTTACACAATATTTACATAAAATTCCTATTGAAAATAATAAATTTAATTCAATAGAAGAAATTATATTAGATTTACATGGTGATTTAATTCAAGATATATCATTAATTACAAACATTGATGGTGTAATGTTAAACAAAGTATCAATTTATAATATTATTAAAAAAATATCTCTTATTTTTGGAAATCAAACTATTAATACAATATATCCTGAATTATTATTATTAAATAATAATCTTTATTATGAAAATAATCAAAAAGCAATTTTAGATTTTTTATCACAAAATATGTTAGAAAATTATAATATTACAAATATTTATCTAAATAACAATAATATTACTTGTAATAATTTAAATATAATTGATTATAAAGCAAATCAATATTTTATATTATATAATTACTCAAATATATATAAGTTTATTACTAATATAAATCAACAAATTACATTTTATTCTAATAATGAATATACTGAAGTGATTCAACATTTACAAGATAATAATGTAACTACTTTATTAAATGAAAATTTAAGACGTAGATATATTTATTATTTAATTAGAGAAAGCAAAAATATAATTAAAAAAGGTATAATACATATTTATCAAGATTATCATAAAAATGATAAGCAATTTTATATTAATTTACCTTTTTATTTTTGTAATAATTCATCACTATCAATACCATATTTTCTTATGTTATATAGTGAAATTAAATTAAAAGTTGAATTTAATAATTTTAATGAACTAATTAGTAAATCAAAAAATGAAATATATAGTAATTTATTTGAAAAACCAAAGTTAAAAGAAACTTATTTATTGATTAATTATATTATATTAGATAAAGACGAAAGACAATATATTGCTAATAGTAATCCACAATTTTTAATTAATACTGTTCAGCATACAACATTTCCAATTAAAACATCAGTTAAAGGAACTATTCAAAATGATTTTGAATTAAAATTTTTAGATAATATGAGTACATCATTATTATGGTATGTAAAAGATATAACATTTAATAATATTGAATTAAAAAATAAGAATTATTCTATAAAATATGATAATAATTATTATTCATCACATAAAATATTACAAAATAAATTAGATTTACCAAAAGAATTTAATTTATATAATTTTGCTTTTAATTTAAATGATTATCAACCATCAGGTCATTTAAATACATCTTATGCTAATTTTCATATTAATTTTTATCCAATATATAAACCAAATACTATTTATTTTAATATAATAAACAATAAATTTAGTTTATTTGGAGATGATATAAATATAACAAATAATCAAATTAATTTATATACAAATATTAATTATAATTTTATAGTATTAAATGATAGTAGAATATTTATTACTGATTACATAATTACAGATTTTAATAGTAAAGTAATATATTATAAATATTTTGATTATATAAATAATAAATTATTATTAGAAAATATAGAAAATCCAATTAAATTATATTTATAT